ATTTCGTCGTAGTACTTACTCTTTGTTTGCTCTAAAAAACCCTGGGCTTTTGCCACCTCTTCTTTAAATGCGAGTTTTTTTCTTCTGATGTCTCGCTCATCATCTAAATCTTCGTCGTATTGGAAATTATCTTCTATTAATAGATTAATTTCACTACTATCTAAATACGGTTTACTTTTTTTATAATACTCTCTCAAAAGCGTATTGTTATCTAATTGAGAGTAATCAGCATTAAGTCTTACGTAGTCTTCTACTGTTCCACCGGTTTCTTCCATAAAAGAAACTAATTTTTCAATGTTTTCAGGTAAAGCCTTGCCTGTTTCTTTTGTTTCTATTACTGCTTGTTGTAGTTCTTGAGTGACTTCAGAGACTTCTTGCGCAACTTCTTGTTCGGTTATTTCTTGAATAACAGGTTGCTCTTCAGTGCTATACACGCTTTCTTCTTGTTTGTCCTCTACTTTTTCTTCAACAACCTCTTGTTTTGGAATTGCCAAGTCTACTTTAATAGGTGCTTCTGGCTCAGGTTTTTTCAAATCTACTTTGATAACCTCATTAGCTTTACCTAATTGTTTTGCTTTAGGTTTTTTCAATTTGAAATCACCTTCTTGTTTTTCTTGTTTTGACATGATATAATAATATAAAATTAGTTAATTGTTTATTTAGGAGAAAACTGCTCTAAACTAAAACCTCCTAAACTATCATTACCAGAAGACTCAAAGTTCTTAGGTAAAGTATCGTTTTGTCTTTGATTAATTAAATCGCTTTGTATTGTCCCTTGCTTTTCAACTCTTTTGTCCTTGCGATCTTCTATGTCTTGCTCTTTTTGTTTTTCTACGTTTGCTCTAATTTGCGCTAACTGCATCTGATAGTTAAACTCTTCAGCCATTAGTTGTTTTTTAATTTGAGCTTCTGTTTGCATTCTTTGAATTTCAAACTGAGACTTAGCTTGTTCAATACTAACTTTTTCCTGAGTAAGAGCCTGCTGCTTTTGAACCTCCGCCATAGCTGATCTTTCAGAAGCCTCCGCGTTAGCCTGAGCTTGAGCCTGGATGTTAGCCATTTGAGCTTGCTGAGCCGCTTCTTGCTTCTTCTTCTTTCTTAATTTTAAAAGCTCATTAGCTAGCTTTAAGTTTTTAATCTGACGAATGTCAATAGCGTCATCTAAGTCAATGCCTCCAGTCTGAAGAGCAACTTGTATGTTTTGTTCTAATTGACCTTTTTGCTCATCATCAGGTTCTAGCTCTAAATAAATACCAAAGTCGTGCAGGTTCAAAGATTCAATTTCTTTTAACACGTGAACGTTAAAACTTGAAATACTTTCCATTAAAGAATTTCTAGTTAAAGGAAAATCTAACACGTCGTTTATTTTTAAAGAAATATTTTCGCAGGTTCTAAGAGTTAAATAATCGCTAGCTTGATTGATATGTCTTGTTGCTACATTTGACGCGTTAGCGGCCATCTTTTGCAGCCCTAGCAGAGAGTCTTTGTCTGGGTTACTACCATCTCTAGCTTCGTTTAAACCAGTCACATCTCTAATCATTTGTAGGTAGTACTGGTAAGTTTGTATTAGCGACTGTATTTTTCCTTGCCCAGATGACGATGTTAACTCTTGAACAGGTACTCTACCTCTGTTTACGTCTCCGTCTTGAGTTAAAGATCTACCAACAATGCTACCAGTTTGGAAGTACATGTTAAGTGCCTCGGCTGGATTATAGTTTGTGCCATTACCAAGATCAACCTCTGCTAAACCGTCCATATCTAAAAACACACCATCAGGTATAATTCTAGACATTACTTGTTGTAGTTTTAAATGCGTCAATTGAATCATGTCGGCAAAGCCTGTGATTTTGTTAACCAAAGAATCAATGCGGCCTTTGTACATTCTTGGAGCGCATATATTGTAGTTCATTACTACTTTTGTAGTGTCAGCAAAAGGTCTTGTCATATTTTCAGCCAACTCCCACTTAAGCATTGTATTTGTGCCCAATATTTTAGCGCCAGAGTATAAAACTTCTATAGTTCTATAGACTCTATCAAAATTATCGTTTGGCGGAGGGTTAAAATCATCAGTTTTTTCTAAAGCTTTTTCTAAACCAGTTTCTGTTTTTTTAATTTTAAACACTTGGTTCATGTAAGTTTTGTATTCAAAATACATAACCTGAACAGTGTTCTCGTCATAATTACCCCAACCAGTTATATACTGCTTGTTGCCAGGCATTTGTTGTATTTTATACAACTCTTCTTCAGATAGGTTTGGAAATTCTTTTTTTAACTCTGGAATAGTTACAGCTTTTATTTCACCAACGTAGTAAATATCTTCAAAGTTTGGGTCTTCAGTATATGAATAAACCATGTAGGCTGGGTCAACATAGTCAATCTTGATGCCGTTCGAAATATTAAAACTTGTTTTAACCGCAGCAATACCTAAAACTGTTAAATCATAGTTTAATCTATTTCTAGTTTCATCATATTTATTAGATGCTAAAACATTATTTATAGCCTCTTCTTCAGCAATCTCAACAGACTGTTTGTAAGAGAGCTGCATGTGCATTTCAACTTCTTCTATACTGTCAGGCAGTTCGTTTGGCGGTACATTTGTTTCAGATATATTTTGACCAGTAACTTCTTGCATTGTTTTTATAATGTCCTGGCTGTACATGTCACTTATTAAACCACTAGCATAGTCTGTTCTTTTTTTAAGAGACTCAGGATCTTGAGCAAATGCTTTAATGTCGTACGTCTTTTGAGATATACCATTAGCCACAATATCAACAAACTTAGAAATAACAGGGACAGGTTTCCAATCTAAATTTAAATAAGATAAATCACCATTGATAGATAATTCATCTTTATATTTGGCTACAGATTGTTCACCCCTTGCATATAGTCTTAACTGGTGAAAACTATTCCAGTTAGTTTGATATCTATTGCCGGTGGTTCTACCTTGGTCAAACCACTCTTGTTCAATAGCTCTAGATACTTGTAGACCGTAGTCATAACTAGCTTTTTCCGCGTCGCTAACTACTTGGCTAGGAAAAGAACTGTTTGTGTTAGTGTATACCTTCATTTATTTAATTATTTTAGACAAAGCACCGCTGTTGTCGTATCTTTTAATTCCTAAGTCGTAAGTTTTTATCTCAATTGGGGCTGATGGTCTGTAAAGATGTTTGTTACAAGCCATAATAGCTAGTCCGGAGCTAATTGAAGCATCATGCTTTGTTCTATTATTTATATTGAATTTAGCCCAATCTTCTAGTGTTCGCTGGAAATACATGTCTCCATATTCAATTTCTTTAAAGCCAACGTGAGTCTCTATATATGACTCTATTGCCGCGGCGTGCGCCTGCTTTATATCTTCACTTGAGTTAGGTATACCACCTATTTCTCTTTCTGTCACAGATAACTTATTCCAAACTTTGTCTGGTCTGTTCATTGCAAAGCCACGGTAACCTCTTCTTTTGAAATGATATAATAACCTAGGCTTATTGTTTTCTGCTAGTATTGGCATGCCGTAAAATACGCAAGCCATAAGTACGTCTTCAAAAAATGTTTCAGCAGTCTGTGGTCTAGCTATATATTCTAAAAAGAAATGACTAGGTGGCACGTCTTCCATTGAAAACTTAGTAAGACCGTGTAGTGATCCATTAGATCCTCTGCCGTCTACAGTACCTGATATATCATAAGGGTCACATCCAAATGCGCCACAATGCTCATTACCAGGATACTTAGTTCCATTTTTAACCAAAACTTTGTTTTGCATATAAAAAGGCGGAACCCAACTTATTATAAACCTGCCGTCTTTATGAGGAACAAATAAAACCTTAGTATCCTGCTTTCCATTTTCCCACTGAAAACTACCAGTGGTAACCATAGATTTAGTATTAATGTCTTCATTGTGATCTATTTGCTCGTATATTTTAGTGAGGTTAAACAATGATTGCTTAGTCTCATCTCTAAAAGCGTGTTGTGTCGTTCTTGGGAATTGACGATAAAATTCATTTAAAGCGTCTGCATCATGTTTTAAACCATCAACTTCATTTTGCCAATAATCAAGTACTCCTATTTCTATTTTTGATCCGTCGGGCGCTTCAACTGGTTTTTCTGGTGTGTCGAATACAGGTAGTCCATAAGAATCAATGTATCCCTCGTAGTTCCACTCCATAGGTACAAA